GGGTGTTGACCGGGACACCGGCCTGACCGTTGACAAACTCGATCTTCCACGGGGAACCACCGAACAAGTCAGCATCGACACGAATGTCGAAGTCACCGATACCGGGCAGTTCCACCAACGCCTGAGCAACCTGAAGGGCTGTCGCGTTGTACGGCAAAGCGCGGGTGATGTTCCCATCCAAAGACAACGTGAACGTCCCACGGGTAGGTTCACCAGAAATAATCAACTCTTGGATGTTGTTTTCGATTTCCTCAGTGACAGTGCCACCAAGCAAACCAACCGTATTCAACGATGCCAACGCCGTGAAAACCTCCAACGCCGAAGCGTTGTAATTCAACGGAACCGTCTGCGCCCCTTCGAGGTTTAACCGCCAAGTACCCCCGGTTGCACCACCCAGAAGCTCCACAGTCTGCTTCTCATCGGTGTTAGGGGCACGCCACACAGTTACATCCCCACGGGCGATACCCGCTAACGCAACCAGGGCATCTTCGACCTGCTTCGCATCAGCGTTATAGCCAATCGGCATGGTGGTTTCACCGTCGAAAGACAAGGTGAATGTTCCCCCGGTGGGTCTGCCGTCCACGAAGAACTCTTGGACTTCCTCAGTCCTAAGACCACCGATGAGGCTGGGGAGTTTCAATCGCCGGTTGGCGTTCTCATCGTTCTGCCACGAATAATCAGGCAACACCCAAATCGTTGCCTGCGACTTCGGGGCACCCAGCCAAGGCACACCAGGAATGTAAGGGTCAGCCGGCTTCTCAGTGCTACCGGGCACAGTCCACTTCGGAAAGATGATCTGGTCTGTCGGATTTAGCCCGCCGTAACAGTCCGTGCAGTCAACCTCAATCCACAAGGTTTCCTTCGGCAACTCTTTTTGCGGCCAGGGCCACGGCAACTGCAACTCGTTAGGATCAAACCGTGTATCGGTTTGCGTCACCGCGCTGTAAACCACATCGTCCTCATGCCAGAACGGGTCCAAAGCAACACACGCCATAACAGTGCGGTTGATGCCATGAATGTTCGGGTCAGTGAACATATCCACTTCGGGTGACTCAGCCAACCGAACATTCAAGTACCGGGTGCCCGATTCCTCGGTGGTGATGTGAAGCTTGCAGTCCTGGTCGAACGCCCAAGCCTTACGCCACTCAGAATCCCGGCTAAGCCAGGAGTCCATGCGCCCGTGCAGAATCTCCACACCGAACAGAATGTCGCGCTTCAAAATGCGGTGATTCAAATACCTGGCACCGGGCCAGTTGCCCGGTTCCTCGTACATGCACTTCACAGGTGGGTCATAAAGTCCGGACACGTCGGTGGCAAGGTACACACCCTGTTCCCCCGCACCGGGGCCGGCGAGGGTCCACCAGGACCCGTCAACCCCTTCGAGTTCGACAACAGTCTTCTGCATTACCGCCCTACTCGTGCCTGGCCCTGCCTGCGCTGCAACGTCTGTTGCGCCGACAAAGCGGTGTCCATGTTTGCCACCTGGAAGATGAACTGCGAACCTTGCTCCAACAGTTGCGGGATAGCGCCCTGACCGGAAATGCCAAGATCGCTCATGAACTGGGAGCCCACCGACCTAGCGAAATCGGTTGGCATCTTGAAAATCTTCTCACCCATATCCCGATAAAACTGGTCGATCTTGCCGCCCGATTCCTCAGTCTGCTCCCCGTACTTACTGGCGTATTCCAGTTGATCCTTCTGCAAACCAAGCTGAAGTTTCTGCTGCCTGATTTCCTCCAACCGGGCCTTAATCGCAGCCTGGTTCGCACCAACCTGACCCTTCTGAAGCTCAAGCTCTTTGCGTTCCATCTCCAACAGGTCTAATTGCCGGCTCAGTTCGTCCCTGCTGGCTTGAGAATCAGCAGCGGACACACCAGTGCCCTGCACCCTCGCAAGGTCGTCCAGAGGCGCTGTGGGCACCGCAGCCAACGTGTCACCGAAGGATTTCACCGATGCGGTAGCAGCCTCAGCCTGCTGAGTCACAGGACCCATATTGAAGTTCAACGTCAACCCCTCAGCGGAGCCGAAGATATCCTTGACTGCTTGCATCAAAGCCCTAGCGGTAGCGACCACTTCCTGCTGGCTCGAAGACATACCCGACGCGAAGCCTTCACCTACGGCTTCGCCTGACTTATCCACCCAGCCCGAACCGGAGAACGGGCCTTCCTTGGCCGGCGAGTTCGGGAAGAACACCCGCGCAGCAGCCACCAAAGACTCAGCCGCAGCAGACACCAAGCTCGCAGACGACGCGATACCAGCGGCGAACGAAGCACCGATAGACAGACCCGCAGACTCCATCGCCCCGGCGAATCCCAAAGCAGTAGAAACCATCTGCTCGCCGCCAGCCGCAACTGCGGCGTTAGCCTCAGCCATCTTCGCGGCCACCACAGCCGGTACTGCCGCGAACGACCCCTCAACAACAGGAACCACGGCAGCCAGACCGCCCTGGAGTGACGCCAGCATCGCCGCGACGGTTGACGCCACAACACCCAGAGCAGGCGTCAACGCCGACGCAACCGCGCCGGTAACACCCGCGAGTGCTGCGCTGACCTTGCCGGCAGCACCGGAGAAAGCCTGCCCGAAAGCATCAGCGAAACCAGCATTAGCGATAAATCCCTTAATGGCACCCACAGCGCCACCCACAGCAGCACCGAACCCCGCGATTGCGGGCATCAGCTTCGCCGGGATATTCATAAACTCCTGGGCGATAATGTCACCCATCTCCCCGGTGGCAGTCCTGATGTAAGCCGTAATGCCGCCCCACGCACCGCCAATAGCCGCACCAATACCCTCGAAAGAAGGCATAAGCTTCTCCGGAATGGACTGCAACGGCAGCAACGCAGCATCAATATCCGCTTGCAAAGTAGGCCCAAGGGTCTTCACAGCGGCCTGCGCCCTAGATATCACCGCACCCATCTGCGTTTCAATCTGAGAAGCAACAGCGTCAGTGACACCCGTCCCGCTGAACGCGGACCTCAACGCCTGCTCTTGCAGATCGTTGTTAACGTCAACACCGGAAGCTAACTGCTTGTTGATCGCATCCGTTAAAGACGCACCGTTAGCCGAAGCGTCAGCAGCAGCCTTAGTTAAACTCTCTTGGAACTTCTTACCCGCATCGCCGCCGGCCTTCTCCGCAGCCTCACCAGCCTTCGCAGCATCATCACCGCCGATACCCAGCTTGTCCTGAAGCCAATCCCTACCCTTAGCCAGCAGCCTCAAACCGTCACCGATAGGGGCGATAATCGCCGCGATACCCTGGAAGGCAGCAGCCATACCCGGCAGCAAAAAGTCCACAATAGTGCGAAGGTCCTCAACGAAACCCTTCACAGAGTTCATAAAGCCGTCGTCGGCAAGCTTCGCAAAACTCCAACCGGCAATGTCCTTGATAAGCCCGCCGATTTCTGACAGCACACTCGCAAGGTTCTCCATAGCGGACTGCAACTGCCCGTTAGAACTAACCTTGTCCACCCACGCCGCGAACTCAGCACCCAGATTGCTCAACGCCTCACCGAAACCAGGGAAACCCTTCGACAGTTCAGCAACCAGTTGCGTCAAACCACTCGTAAAGGATTTCAACCCAGGGGTAGCGGTCTGAATCGCAGCACTGATGTTATCGACAGTGACCTGAAGATTATTCAAACCCGTAGGGCTCGACAACGTGGACACAATGCCGTTGAACGCACTCGACAGACTCTCGGCCACACCCTGCAACGGCAACTTCAAACCGGGGATCAGACGGTCACGAATCTGCTCAAAACCAGGAACCAAATCCTCAGCGAAGGTGTCCGAAATGGTTTTCTTCAAATCCTCGAACGCCGGCTTCGCAGTCTCAGCAGCCTTCTTGATGCCGTCCATACCCAAGGCGATAACACCCAACGGCACACCAATCCCCGCAATGATGCCGGGCAGGGCAACCAGCAGACCAGACACCAACGCCAACACAGGTGCCAGAACCGACATGACAGCAACCGTCAACAACACCCATTCGGGTAACCGCATGAAGCTTTTAACAGCGGACAAGCCGGCGCTCGCCAACTTACCCACACCGCTCGTAACAGCACCGAACGCCTTACTGATCGCAGCACCAGCCACGATAGCGGCATTCGTCAACCCCAGAAGACCCCTCTGGAACCTGCCCTTATCAACATCGACAACGAGTTTCGGGGTTCCCGCCAGAATGGTCCGCTTCAGCGAAGCAAGCTGCCGAATCAACCAGTTCTGATCCACCGAAGCGCGGATCAGAACATCAACCTTCTCAGAAGCAAAATACGCTTTGTAAAGATCAGCGTTCAACTGATCCATCAACAGTTCTATGTTGCGTTGCGACTTCTCAAGGTCACCTAGCCGTTGGACCCGCTCATCGACCTCGAACTTCCCCAGCAGGAAATCTTTCGCACCCTCAGAACGAACATCCTGATAAAACTCGTCCACATCCCGACGCAACTGCGCCAAAGTCGCTTTGTCTTTCTTCGGATCAAGAAGCTTAAGCTTCTCCCCGAAACCTTTCTCAAGGTCCTGGTACTTCTTGCGAAGTTCCTCACCCTCAAAATCTAAAGGGACGTTGACCTCAAAGTCAGAGATGAGTTTCTGGAACTTGTTCAGGTACCTGCGCCGGAAACGATCTAAGTTCGCCTTGAACTCTAATTCCTCATCAAAGCCCTTTGTGGCGTCCTCAACCTGCTTAGGGTCAAGCTTCTCCACCTGAGAGTCATACTTGATCGTGCCCTTAGGGGCGTTCTCAGCGGTTTCCTTAGCCTTAGCCTCAGCCTTAGTGGTGTCCCCATCAAAAGGGATTTCACCCTCAAGCTCCCGCTCGATTTCCTCAAGCTTCGCCTTCAACTCACGACGAAACTCATCGGTGTCAGGTGAAACCCGAATATAAATCCGGCCAACCTCAGTACCCTCAGCCATAACCCTTCGCTCTCCTAGCCGCCGACAACTTCGCCGCCGCAATAAACGCAAACGAACCCGGCCCAGTATTCTTCCGACGCACCGACAAATCAGGAATCGGGAACGGCTCAGGCGGTTTCGGCTTCTGCTTAGAATGAGCAGCCACATACGTCCACTGCAAAGCCCTAAGAGCATTCACAGCCGCAACATCTATGTACCTGCCGGCATCCCAACCACGAAACTCAGGGCCACCACGACGCTCCGCGTTAAACCTCGAATCCATCGGCAAACCGCGAATCAAAGACAACAAATACAAAGGACCCAAACCAGCCTCAGGGCGAAACAAATCCCTCAAATCAAGCTGGTAATACTCCCGCAGATCGGCAGCCAGAAACTCACCGTACTCATCTACGAGTTCGGTGAGTCCTCGGAGTTTCCCGCCTGAGTCGCTTCCATCCACACATTGAACAGCCGCAACGTCAACGCCAGATCATCCTCAATCTTCTCAACCAGCTTCCGCGCCAACTTCTCGTTGTCAGCGACAAGCGGAATGATATGCAAAGCGATCTGCGCCGACTTCTCAGTCGAAGACAACGCCCCCGAATCATCAACACCGCCCTGAATGTCAGTCATCTCATCGAGCAGACCGTAAACCTCATCCCGGTTCTTCTTCGGGACACGCAGAAGATTACGCAGGGTCAGGGTTTCCCCACCGACCTCGATCTGGAACGGGGCGAACTCCCGCTCGATTTCCTCGCGCATCGAATCCAAAGTGAAGATGTTACCCATTAGCGGACCTTTCATAAAAGTTTGTTGGGCGGGCCTTTTGATTTGGCGGGGCTTAGGTGGGGAGGGGTTGGAAGGCCCGCCAAGACTCCAACCCCTCCCCGGTCTAACTAGCGGATCACGGGGTAAACAGGTCCTCGTTGATCCACTCAAACACGTTGCTGCTGCCGTACTTCAAGAACGTGGCACGAACAGGCAGCGAAGCGAACTCATCAGTCGCAAGGCTGATCGAATCATCGCGCTTCACAGACGCCTTCGGCGCATAGAAACCGATCTTCGTATCGCCATCGACAATGATAATCAGCAAGGCACGCTCAACCGGGGCGGCAGTACCGCCCTTGACGCCGAACACACCCGACTGCTTCGAGGCGTCCTGACCGTAGTACAGCGTCAGCGAGTCAATGTCCCACTGCTGCAAGTAAATGGTCAGGTAATCCGAAATCGGCTTCGTGACAACCTCACGCAGATTTTCGTTCTGCCAAGTACCACGAACCTCGGTGTCGCCACCATCAAAACCGAACTCCGGCAGGTCATCTCGGGCTGTATGGCCCACACTTGACCAACCATTCGGGGCCGAAACAACCGCAGAATCAACGGTGACAGTGACCGGCTCAAGCTTCGAGTTAACCGTAACCTCGACGTTCTCAGCCGACAGAGCCCCGATGAAAGCGACCACGAAACCGCCGTCAGCGAAACCACCGCCGGTAACCTTCACGTTGCCCGCACCGACACCCTCGATGTTCTCAAGGGCGGTCTGAACCTCAGCCGCACCACAATCGAACGGAAGATCAAGGGTCGTACCCGAAGGGGCATCCGAAGCAACGGGTTCCTCAGCCGCAACAGCCTTAGAGGTCTTGCTGCTCTTGGCCGCTTTCGGATCAGGGGTGGCAGCCGGCGGCTCAACACCAGTCGCCTCAAGGGTGCTGGCTTCCTGCGCGGGAGCCTTAGCCGGAATGGTTTCCACTGCCTGCTTCGGGGCGACAGCGCCCTCACCCACGGTGAGGCTGAAAGTGCCGCCAGTCGGAGCCTCCGAAGAAGTCAACGAGCTAGAAGAAGCACCAAAAGCCTCAGGGTCAATGTCGGCAAGTTGAGCCGGCGTCGGGCGCGGAGTGCCCGGTGCGGCGACAAACACATAGCCGACAGCGGCAGTAACAACTGCCTTATCGTTCTGTGACATAACATGTCTCCTGGTTAGTGTTTAAGGGGACGAACCCCAAGTTGAATCAGACCTTGGACCCGCCAGGAGTCCATGTAAAGGGACGAAAACTGGGTTGCCCCCATCGTTTCCGTAATGCTGTGCAAATACCCTGCACTGGTTAACTTCTGAAGCCTCACAGCCTCATACAGCGCCTCAAGCGCATCCTCGTACAACTGCTCAGTCTCAACCAACCCCTCAGTCCCATAAGAGGTCAACTCGATAACTGGTAGCGCCAACTCGTAGTAGCCGGGGTTCAGCCTTCGACCGCCGATACGCCTGACGTTCAACATCGGGAACGTCCGGTAGTCGATATCTTCAACCCAAGAACCGATCTTCACACCCGGCAAGGCATCCCGAAGTAGAGGAAGGACAACAGCTTGTACCCGTGGTATTTTCGACACCTGGGCGTCCTCCTAATCTTGGTAAACCCTTTTACGTTTCTTGTACCGTTTGTTCTTGCGTTTACGCCGCTTCGTCGGCAAAGGACCCCTCTTGGGGTTCGTGCCAGCCACCGTGTAATTCAAACGCGGCATCCCCGCAGCCCTAGTCAAAATGTAAAGACCATGCGGGGAACGAGTCTCAACGTCCGCGTACCTGCCGTCAGGCCCGAACACACCCGAAGGTGCGTGACCGAACTCGATAGCGAAAGCGTTCGGTGCCTGCAAATACACAAACCCGTCAACGTCGTCATACTGTCCAGGCCCGCCCATGATGCCGTACACATCAGTCAACCCGCTGGGGTCAGCGATCTTCACCCACGGTGTCGCTGCGCGGGCCATAGCCAGATTCGACCTAGCCTTACCCTCAACCTCACGGGTTTCAGATTTAATCTCCCGGCGAACCTCACGCTGCCTCGCAACAATGCCGTTCAACTGCTTCTGCGAAACAGTCCACTCCATCAGTACCTCTTGATGGTGTAAACATGATGAGAAGTACGAGGCGAGTTCGTGTAAATGTTCGGGTCACCAAACACAGCCCAACGAACCCCAAGCCACTCAATCTGGCCCTGAGCCCCCAACCGGCACTGCACACTACGAGGGAACCGAAGATAATAAATCTTCTCACCCTCGAACCCCTCGTTATCCTGCTCAGTTCGACGCGCAGACGTACCCGACTGCGAAGCCGGCTGAAGACGGGCCACCGCAGGAACACCCGTCCTCGACGGGCGGGTCTTCACATTCCCGTCAGCGTCAGTAACAACTTCCTCCGGAAACACAACAATGTTTTGGTTGTACTTATCCAGAAGACTCATCACCACACCTGACGTGCCCAGTCGATAACCTTGTAGTGTTTCCACACAGCCTCGACGTTGCGGCGTCCATACCACGGGTCATACATAGTCGGCCCGATCACCGGCTGAGGGGTCAACATGAACATGCCGCTACCACGCGACACCCCAAGGATCGCCCACTCATCATCGGTGATACCCAGAACACCCGTCGAAAGATCATCCGACAACGTGTACGTGTAGTCACCGTCAGTCTCCGACTTGTAACCCTCTGGGTTACGGGCCAGCCGAAGAACGGCGTCCGATTCGACCTGAACAACATCCTCAACATCAATCTGACCGGACGAAACTTGGTCATCCAGATCAGGGATGCTTCTGCGAATCATTCGCTCAACATCCTCCAACCGGACACTGACCAGATTGGTTTCCTCAGGGGAAAGTTCCCGGCCCCAACGTGTAGCTACATCGTCAGGGGTTGCATACGCCATAAGGAGTCCTTTCCAGACCTGAGGGGAGGGGAACCAAAGTCCCCCTCCCCGTCAGAATCACTTAGCGGTCTGAGCCGGCGAAGTCTTCGGCGGGGTGGCCGGAGCCTTCGGCGCAGGAGTATCAGTCAGCTTAACGAATGCCTCAGGGTCATTCACCAGCGCAGCAAACTCGGCCTCAACACGAATTGCTACCATGTTCTGCTGCCAAAGTGATACAATTCCGGACCCATCTCCATTAACGGAAAGGTCAAGAGTTGCCTGGTCAGAGACGTCGTAGGACAGTCCGCCGATTTGTCCCCAAATAAGCTGGGAGAAATCGCCCATAAAGCCCACAACTTCGTCCTGAGCAACGTGATCCGAAATGTAAGTCGGACGCCCGATAACCCGGCCAGTGCGGAACGGGGAATTGATATCGGTGTACGTCGCCTCAAGGAACAGGGGGCGCTCCGCAGCATCCTTCGAGGCGTTCAGAACCGGCTCAGTCTTGGAATCCAGCAGGGTGCCGGTCCACTTCTTACCATCGGCAAGAAGCTGAGTCAGACCACCATTAAGGGCATCGTAGGCGTTCGGCCCAAGAGCCTGCTCCTTAGTGGTGTCCGAAAGTGCGGTACCGAACGGGGAGTCGATCTTATGCAGAACAGCCTGATCGAACGAAAGCGCAATCGCCTCAGCGACCTTGGCGCGCATCACCGAAAGGTAGTTAGCGGGGTTCGCCCGCACAACCTCAGACGAAGCAGCGAAAATGGTGGCGATCTTGAACGGCACCACGTCCTGCTTGGTCATGTCACCCTTGGTGACCGGCTTCTGCTCGGTTTCCGCAACCCACCGGGCGGTGACTTCACCAGTCCAGTGCGGGATACGAACGCCAGACGGTCCCATCGGGATTTTGCGTGCGATCTGCTGAACGATAGAAACCTTCGCAACCTCAGCGAAGTAATCCTGGGCCAGAACCGGGTCCAAGTACCCACTGAACATTGTGTCAGTGGTCTTAGCAACGGTATCCGGTGCGGGAGTGTGGAAAATATCAGCCATGATTGGCTATCCTTCTTTCTCAGTTATTGGCACCGACAACACGCTTCACCATGTTGAGAAGCGGGTCACCGTTAAGAGGCAGTACATTGCCTGTGCCCTGTGATGGGTCAACGGGACGATCCTTCGGAGGATTCTTCCCAATCAACGACTTAACCCTTGCAACGCTTTCCGAAATCGTTGCCTCATCAGAACCCTGGACAAGAGAAACAACATCCAGAACATCCTCAGAAGGGATACCCTCAGACACAACAGCCTTCAACTTCAACAGTTCAAGCTGACGCGCCGAAAGCTCACCCTTCAACTCATTGAACGCAGACTCACGCTCGGAAAGCTTGCCTTCGTAATCCTTGATAACGTCTGCCTTAGCACGCTCAACCGCATCGTTCTTCTCGGTGCGGTACTTGGCAGCCTCGTTACGAAGGTCCTGAACATACTCTTTCGAGAATGATTCAACCTTCGCAACCTCCTGGGTTGGGGCAGCCGCATCAACAGACTGGGTTTCGTCGGACATAATCTTTTGCTCCTGGCAATAAAAGACCCATCAAGGGTCTTGGGCGGGACTCAAGCCACCTGTAAGGCAGCCCATTCTTGGGAACTTATTTCACCGTTCTCGATCATCTTCCGAAGCTGATTAATCGTTTCCCGGTTCATAGTGGTCTTCAACCACGTTTTCTTCTCGAAGGAGTAATAAACCTTGTCAGGATTAGCCTCAAGCTCATCGTCAGCCCTCAGGCCGGCCACAACCCACAACTCCAAAGCGCGTTCAGCGGCCTTACCGTAAACACTGTTATCCCAATCCTGACTCTTAAACACAGGGATAACTTTGCAATCGCAACCCGTGTGCCATTCCTCCATGTACTTCGACACATCCTCGCCGGCGGCGATACGCTCCTGCGCCTCCCAATCCGGCAAATCCAAACCACCACGGGAAGCCTTATAGTAAGTAGGGCCACGCGACACCAGCATCAAACACCAGGCGCACGTTTCATCACCCGTCGCAACACGAGCCCAACCACGAACAAGATCGGACTTCGAGCCGTCCTTCTTGTACCGTTTCCGAACCTTCGGGCCTGTATCAATCTTCGTTTGCAAAGCCTCATCTGACTTCACAGCCTTAATGATTTGCTTCCTGCCGGCGTTCTCAACCTCACGAACAACCTGCAACGCAAACGCAGCCATAACAGGCTCGGGGGTGTTCTCCTGGGAGAAACGCTCCCGCAGAGGCTCCATCGACTCCACAAACCACTCGAACTGGTACGGCTCCAACAGCCGGTCATGTCGCGGCAAATCCGGCACACTCACAGCCCGCTGCGAGTCATAAAAGTCCCTCGCTAAAGCTGAGGACTGCTGGCGTTTCTGTTCAACTTCGGGGTACAGAAAGCGCAGCATCCCCAACCAGTCCGCAACCGTAAGGAACGGTCTGGCGAAGAACTTAGTGAACTGCAAAACGAACGCGGCAACCGCCGCTGTGATGACAGCTTGTTGGAGCGCGTATTCCTCCGGCGTCACTCGCCCACAGCAGGAGAATCATCCTGCGGATCGACGGCTTGCGGCTTCGGGGGGCCGGCAGGACCGTACATGCTCAACAACTGGCCCATCGGGTTATCCTCTTTATCCCAAGCACGCATTTCCTCACGCTCAGTGATCGAGTAACCCATATCAATGCGTGCCCGTTCCTTCGGGATCACACCCATGCCGTTGCCGAACAGCTTCACGGCGGCGTCAGCTTTGGCGGCGTAGGTAGGTGTGGACGGGTCACGCCACACCGTTTCCATGCGATACATGTCAGACGGCACACTGCCATTCATAACCTTGTGGGCGACACGCATAGCCTGTTCCCAAGCACCGCCAAAGATTTTATTCTTCCGCTCAGTCTTCTTCACCAAGCGTGCCTCCGATGACTTGATCGCCTCCGCGCTAGCCGGGTTCTCACTTGAGAAAGAAAGATACTGGGGTGGAAGCCCCGTGTACGCCGCAGCCTTACGGTCAAGCGCGTCAAGAGCATCCACAAAGTTTCTAAGCTCCGCAGCAGAAAACTGTTGCGCCTTGGCATCAGCGTCCTCAAAACCCAAAATACGGGCCATATACGCATCATAAAGTTTCTCCCCAGTCTCAGGGTTCACACCAAGGTCCTCCGGCTTCACACCAAAGATCAAACGCTGCGGAATCGCCATAAGCTCCGCTGTCCCTTGCATATCCATCAAGATGCGTGCGGCAGCATCGGTCACAGACCGAAGCTCAGGGGTAATCTCGCTGCTGCCATACAAATCGGATAGCCGGGTTCGGTTCGGTAGCGGGATCACAGGCACCATGCCAAGTTCGTGTCGCACACGCGACACCAAACGCCAACCGTAATCCCGGTTACCGTCCTTGTAGTTCCAACCGTAATACGATTCCCCGGTGGGTTTACGAACCCACTGCAAAGTCTCATCCGGCAGATACAACGTCGTGGAAATCAGTTCGGACTGATCCTCCGTATAGATAGCGCGGATCGCCTCAGTGACCTCACGGGTACGGGGATCAATCTCCGCGTACAAAGACGTAGCCGGCTCCACCCTGATGATCGGAACATCCGGCTCCACACCAGGATCGTCCTCGTCAGGGGCGGCAACAGTGATGTACGAGCGACCGTAAATCAGGGAATCGGTGTGCCCAAGCGTAGCTTCGATATCAAGGTTGTTCGCCTGCCACCAATCCCACAACTTCGCGTCGGCCTCATCGGTCCCCCCCATGCGGAAACCCTCAACCTCTTGGCGTTCAGCAATCGCATCCACATACAGTCGGGGATACCCAACGTGGGCCAACAAACCCCGCATCTCTGGGGGAACTGCGATACCGATAGCGTCGGGCCGGCGTTCGGAATCGTAATACGCCTTACAGTCTTTCAGCCCGTACTGCTTAGACTCGAACACACTCAGGAGTTCGTCGCGGGTACTTTCGTTCTCGGTCACTGAATCACCGCCACTCGTCTACTCCTGTTTTTCTTCGACATTAAGTAATCCTGTCGGGCTCCGAAAGCCAACACCGCACACACAGCGGAGTCGATCTTCCTCGAACTATCCTTACTGGCTTTGCGTATCGCTATCGCGTCATACGTCGTGGGATGCCGCTTAGAGTTCAGGATGTGCTGACGCAACGTGACGTTGCCGTCGTGAGACATTTCCTGCTCCAAAACAGAGTCCAAGAATCTTTCACAATCAAACGCGAACCGTTTCTGCTGACCCCGCATATCAAAAGCCACAGGGTTATTCGGGGAAGCGTTCACCTTCATGCGCTTCTTGAAATCCCTAGACCACTGATCGACGTAAGCCTCGAACTCTTTAACGTCAGCGCGGAACGCAACAACCTCGAACCGCTCGAACGCCGAACGGACCCTTGCGTCAACATCCTCACGGGGAACCTCGTTGTTCAAATACTTGTCGGGGTTCCAACAACCCAGCAGGAACAAGCAACCGTCCTCGACACGACACGCAACCAAAGCAGTCCAGTCATTAGACTTACTGCCGTCGAAGCCCAAAGTGATCCTGTCACCCTTCTCAAGCACAGCCTCAGGGTTAGCAATCGCATCCCACTCATACGGGGCGATCCAACTATCCTCAGACGCATTGACTTGATTCAGGAACTTTCTGCGAGACTCAGTGACCGGGTTCTTAACATCCAGAACCGAATCCACAATCGCATCAACAGGCAACCACAAAGAGTCACCACGGGCTATCTCGATGCCCTCCCGCAGCTTCGCTACGCCGGCCTCATACCCCTCAGGGTCTTCCTTCTGCGAAGGAATCTCCGACACCGGGGTGTCAGCCGGGGCTTCCAAAGCGTCATACAAGGTGCCAACATCGACAGCCTGACCGGACTGCACCGACTGGAAAGCGTCATAGTCGCGTTCGGCAACACTGTCCTCACCGGGGATGTGGGCGTTGCAGATCGACAAGGTTCGGGAACCAGGAATCTTCGTGACGTTGCCCTCGATGACACCGGCAAGCTCATGCCCATCGTTAGCCTCGATCCACCACTGTGTTTCGTTGCGGATCACAAACGTGGGGCGGTTGCCCTCCATCGAATACGGGGAACTGGTGACCGCCTCGATGCGCCCGCCGGCCTCTGAGTAGATGATGGTCTTGTTAACTTCGAGCCCGTAGTCCTCTTTCAACTGCGAGGACACCATCACCGGGAACAGGCTCATGGTGTTCTTGGTTTGTTCCATTGACACTGCGACGATCTGGACCCACGCCGCGTGCCGTCGCTTACCCATAGGGTCGCCGCTCAAGGTGAACCCGCTGAAACTGACTGGGCCGCAAAGCTCCACCAAAGCCAACGCAGCGGCCAACGGGTCCTTACCGTGCCCCTTCATCCTGCGGAACACGCTGTTGCGGTAAATGTACTTACCGTTGTAATCGACCGCGTACAGCCACAGCACAAACCGGGCTTGTTCCAGGGTGGGCATGAACGCCTCACCCGCGTGATCCCCACCCGGGGTTTTGACGTACTGTGCCCACCAGTTCAGAACACCCCAACCCAAGGTTTTTTCGGGTAGGTGCCAGCCCCCTTCGAGGGTTTTACGCCAGGTGGGTCCGATGATGTGCGGGGGAGCCGGGAGTAGTTCAATGTCAGACAACTCCCGGCTCCTTCCTGTTATTTATCCCAGTTGATTTCGCACTGCGGGAACGGGGGAGGGGGTGTAGACAAAACCACCCGCAACTCCGCGCCGTTACCGGACTCTACGAACGCACGCAACGCCAGGTCGCGCTGGTTGTTGTAAGCGACGTTCGCCCTGGCAGCCTCAACAACCTCAACCACACAGTTCAACTTCTCCCGTGCGTTGTCCTCGTTGGCTTGCTGCCGCAGTTGCACGAACACCAGATCGGCGGCGGCGAGTAACCCAATGATGAGGAATATCAACGTCATCACGTCATTCTTCGGCTTCAATTGCCCTCCTTGCGGGCTTCGTTGAACCACCAACCGGCCACCGTTGTCATCAGAGCGTCAGGGGCCAAACCCAAGTCAATCTCCGG